TTGGCGATCATGCGCCGGATGACGTTGCCGAACGATTGCAGCATGCCCTCGGCGCCATCCTTGAACGGGTCGAAGAGGAAGTCGGCGAATGCGTCCTGGATGTTTTTGGCGGCTTCAACGGCAAACTGGTCGAGGCTGGAGAGCGTGGTTTTCAGGCTGTCGCCCTGGGTGTTCAGGCGCGTGGTGACGGCTTCCAGGTATTGCTCTTCGGCGATCTTGCCCGAGGCCAGGGCGGTGGTCAGGAAAACCATGTCGTCGCGGACTTTTTCGAGTTGCGCGGATGGCGTGGCGGCGAGCAGTTCGTTCAGGCGCTGGACTTCTTCGGCGGCGGCCTTGGTGGCGCCGGTGAGGTCATCGCGCACGGCCTTGACCAAGGCGGGATCGAGCCCGGCAGCGGCGAGCTGGTCCAGCTTTTCGAGCGTGCGCGCGAGTTCGGCGGCCTTGATGATGTCGGTCTGCTCGATGGCGCGGGCGACACGCTCGGCAAGGATGGTGTCGTAGTCCTGGAAGCTGCCGGCGACGGCGGCTTTCTTGCCGCCGGATCGGGATCCTGAGGGTTTCTCGGTTTTCGGGATCCGGGAGGCATAGTTCAGACTCTGCCGGGTTTCCTTGTTGCCACCGGACAGGGTTTTGTCGATGCGATCGCGGAGCGAGGAGTACTTGGACAAACGGGATTCTGTCTCTTCGTTGGCTGCAGCGACAAAGTTCCTGCGCTGATCGAGCAGGCTGCCGATCTTGGCTTGTCCTTCTTCCGTAAATCCTGCCCCGATGGCAATTGCCGCCACTTGCGCGAATGTGCGGATGTCGTTGGCTACAACAGCAATGCTGCTGCCGATCTGGTAAATGCCCATTTTGGTCAGGTTAAGAAAATCCATGAGCGAAGCCAGCGTCGGGATCATGTCGAGCGCAATCTGCTTGGCCCATGCGCCGCCTTCGGCATTGACCTTGCGCCAGGCCTGCTCCAGCTGCTGGGCCGCGTCGGCCTGTTCCGCAGTCAGACTGCCCTGGAGCTTTTGCTGTTCGGCCAGGTCTTTAAGCATCGGCAGCAGTTGGGCGCCGCTTTTTCCGAGAGCATCCTGCGCCCAGGCGGCCTTGCTGCCGTCGTCGGCGAATTGCGCCAGGGCGTCGGCAATGGCCTTGAACTGGGCGTCAGGGCCGAGTTTCTTGAGGTCTTCGACGCTAAGCCCGATGGCTGCAATGGCGTGCCCGGCGCCCTTGGATTCTTCGTCGGCGCCGGCCAGTGCTTTTTGCAAGCGCACCACGCCGGTTTCGACGGTATCGAGTTCGGTGCCGCTGATTTTGGCGACCTTGGCCAGGGCAGACAGGCCCTCGACTGATGCGCCCGTTTTTTCGGACAAGGTCTTCATGCTTGAGGCCCAACCGATGGTGTCGCCGATCAGGGCCTTGATGGCGCCGGCGCTGGCGAACGCGGCCAGGCTGCCGGCAACGCCCTGGAACCCCGGGATTGCCTTGATGGTATCCGACAGGCTCTTGATGCCCTTGCTGGCCGAATCGATCGCCGCCTTGGTGTTGTCGGTGGCGTTGATGACAATGGTGGTTGCGGTGCTATTGGCCATCGATCACTTCCATTACGGCTTGTTCCATGATGCGGACCCCGGCGAATGCCGCAGCCCGCTGGCGCTTTCTGATGCCGGCGTAGCGCATGACGACAGGCAAGGACTCGTAACACAACCCTCGGCGCCCGGACATGCCGCCCAGCACCCATTGCGTGCGCATCTGCAGAAAGACCTGGACCGCGGGCAGGTTCTCGGGCCAGATCTCGAGCATTTGCGGCGCTGGCGCGGCATCCATCGGGATGCCGAATGCGGCCAGGGCTGCTGCATCGATCGGGCTGCCAACGTCGCCCGTAACCAGGCGGCGTGCAGCCTCGATCAGTTTTTTTGCCGGCTCTCCGTCAGTTCCCGGATGTAGCCTCGTAGCAGGTCCTGCGGGCGGGGTCCGTGCGCACCGAGGAACAACCGGAAGTTTTCCTGGGTGAAGGGCACGGCGGTGCCGCTTTCATCGACGATTCCGCCCGTCCAGCGCACGACGACTTCGGATAACGCGCTGGCGGCGTCTCGATCGCCAAAGGAGCTGACCCACTCCTTGAGGACGTCCGGCGATTTGTGCCGAAACTCGAAGCCGACCGACACCGGATCGGGCTCGCCAGCGACGCTGAAATCGATGTCGGCGACAAACGTCGGGCTGGGGATGATCTTGATCGAGGCGCGCGCGGGCATCAGTGCACCACAATCTTGAGTTCGTCGTTGCCCGCCGAGGTGGGCACGCAGCGCACGTCGAAGCCGAGCATGAGCTTGCCGTTGACGTCGGTCTTGCTGGGATTGAGCAGTTGCACGGACGGCAGCCAGATCATGGTTTTGTAGCCGGCGGTGGTGCCATGCATGATGCCCAGCGACTGCAGGGTGTTGGCTTTGACGGTGGTCATGAAGCTGACTTCGTTGGCCGCGGTGAGATCGAGCACAATCTTTCCGGTGACGCTGCGCTGGCTGATTTCGACGCTTTCCCCACCCAGCAACGGCATGTAGGCGAGGTTGTTGCCCAGATCGAGCTCGATGCCTTGCGACGGGTAACCGGTGCCGCCGGTGAGCGTTGGTGTGGCGGCGGTGTAGGTGGCGCCGAACAGCAGGTCGCCGGTATTGGGTTCCGAGACGACCAGCGGGACCTTGAACGCGGTGAGGGTCAGCGCCGACGGACTGGCCGCGGTGACCCCGCCATCGAGGCCGAGGAAGCGGAACGACAGCAGGGGGCGGCCGCTGGCGGACAGCTTGATGCCGACGGTTCCTCGGCAGCCCTTGGCGACGTGCTTGACGCCATCCGAGAAGTAGTAGATCGAGACGGCGTCGGCAACCGGCGTGGTGAGGTTGTATTCGGCCCGGACACTCGCCGAAAGCGTCTCGACGAATCCACAGGCGCGCAGCAGGGGGCCGTAGGCCGCGGCAGTACCGGCGGCGCCGGCGCCGGCCAGCTCGACGTCGAAACTCAATTCGACGTACGCGGTTCCGACGAGCTGCTCACTGGCGCCCATGTACGGCCGCACGAGGTCGCGGTCGACGTTTTGCGCGACCAGCGGGTTGATGGTGCAGTTGCTGATCAAAATCGCATTGGCACCCTCGGTGGGGGTGCTGTCGGTGCCGTAGGTGCTTTCGATCTTGGCCAGGATGGCGGTATTGCGGATGTATCGGGTCGCCATGGTTTAGGCCTCCGGGGCGGTGGGCCAGGGCGGCTCTTGCGGCGCTGGCTTGTTGGTCGATGGCTCGCCGGGCTGGCGGGGTTCGCTCATGGAAAGGTCCTGTAGGTGATTTGCAGACGTAGCGTGACGGCGACGTCGTCGTAGTGATCGATCGCCCATTCGACGTTGCGGACGGGCATGACCTGCACATCGGACCCGAGTCCGAGGGTGGGGTCGGCATCGAGGATGTCGATGACGCCGTCCAGCAGATCATCGGCGGCCTGGTCAGGGGTTTCGCCGCGGGAATAGATTTCGATGGCGACGGAGAGGACGGCGTCTCGGCAGCCCAGCATCTGGCCTTCGTCGCTTTCGGATTCGAGGCGGATGACAATGGCCGGCGTGGTCGGCAGCTGCTCCTTACGGGAGCGATAGACGCGGCCGGAGCAGAAGCCAGACAACGCCGTCTGTAGCGCGACAAGCAGGGTTTCTCGGGCGCTCATTTCAGATCCAGCAGCTTTTCCGTGGCGACACCGTGCGCCAGATGGATCGCGGCGACGGTCCACGTTGATCCATTGACGATTACGACGTCTCCGACGGCCGCGGCGACGGTAACTGGCACGCGCAAGCTAACGCTGGAGCTGGAGACCAATCCAAAAGAATCCGGCGTTTGCTGGTCCAGGATGCCGGTTACAAGCACACCGGCGACGCTGGCAGAAACGCCGAAATCTTTGTAGAAAGGCGCCAATGCATCAAACATTATTCGGCTTCGGTGGTTTCTGCCGGCAGCACGCGCTCGACGCGGCCGATCGAGACAGCGTATGCCGCCTCGGACTCCGACAGGCTGACCGGCGTACCGGGCTCGACTGGCACCCCGCCGTACCAGGCGGGGGCCAGCGTGATGCACTCGACGGGGCGGTCCATCAGGTGATCGAGCTCGATGCCGAGAAGGCGCCGGCGATGCGCACGCCGACGTCGGCGGTCAGGAAGGCGCGAATGCCGGTGATGCCTGCCGGGAAGTTGGCGTAGGGGTTGGCGGCCAGTTCGAGCGCGCCCCACTCGGCAAAGATCACCTGCCGGAAATCGCCGAAGAT